ACGGCGTTGATGACCGCCCGCGCCTGCCCTGGTTCGCACAGAACGAGGGCAAGGACGCATCGAGCGATACGATCCCCGCTTGCGGTGAACCCGGCGTCATGCACTTCGAGGGCGAGCCCGTCACGAGCTTTGAGCTTGAGACAGATTCCGTCATCGAAGAGCTTGCCCTTGGCGATGAGGTATTGGCCACAGTTGCGGCAGACTACCCCAGGGGTGGTTTGCAAGGCCGGATCGTTAGTATCTCGCACCCTGGCAAGATACGTGTCCGCTTCACCCGCGATGACAGGACACACTTCGAGCTGGACTTTATGCGGAACAACCTACGCAAGGTCCCGAAGCAGGAAGCCCCGAAGCGAGACGACCTTACGACGTGCCCCCATTGCGGGGATCCCTGCTTCAAGGGTCTTGGGAAGTGCTCGCCTACCTGCACGGCCCCGGACGATCGAGAGACGCCGATCCCCAGCTCGGTTCCGCCCGCAATCGTCCGCCGTCAGACGGACAAGGTAAGAGTTTGCGCGACGTGTCGGCGCGAGCCCGGTCTATGCAAGTCCTTGGGCGGGTTGTTTGAGTGCAAGCCTCCCCAACCATACCCCGTGACGGACAAGGTGTGTTCACATTGTTCAACGGGTGATTGCGTGAGCTTTGGGGGACGATTCCCATGCGTTCCGCCCGCCGAACGCCGCGACGAGATCCTTGCGCGTCGCGAGATCCCGTAGCGTTAAACGCCTTGCACGTGCAACCAAACCAATAAAGACCCGCAAGCGCCCTTTGTAGGGATCGCGTTTCGATCCGCATGCAGCGGGCGGGTTGTCCTTGCGCGCTTAATAGTCCAGGAACAGAAAGAGAATCATGAAGCATCTAATGGTGTACGCCCTCGTCTTCACAATGAACGCGTGCGGGTCTGACGCTCGTGTCTGGAAAGATGAAGGTGACGTGATGGCGGAAGTGGTTGGTGAAGAAGATGGTGGAGAATACATTCCCGTCACGGACAGCGGGGAAGATACGCGTGAAGTCGTTGACGAAACGATCGAGCACGCGTGCGATGACGGCAACCCCTGCACGACGGATGCCTTCTATGGCGGCGAGTGTCACTTTGACGCCGTAACATGGCCGCTTGAATGCGGTAATGCGGGGCGTTGCTGGGTGGGGGTGTGTTGTGATAACGGACGTTGTTGGGACATGTCCGCCTCATCATGCGTGGCTGCATGTCCAGACGGCAAAGTGTGCGGTGGCCTTGGGACGTGTACCGCGTCGCCTTGAACGTCAGACCACGCCGGTCACGTTGGAAGCCCACGCAACCGTAAACCAGTCCGTCCCGTCAAACTCAAACGTAGCCCAGCTTGTTGCCGGAACATCCGCAATCACTGACAGGCTCTCGCGTCGAAAGCGGCTGTTATAACCTCCCCCGTAGGCGTTCTTCTGCATGAAGTGGATGCGAGCACCAGCCGGGGGAGCGGGAGACGTTGACTTGAGTGTGTAGAACCTGGACGCGGTAAGGCTCGCGCCAACGTACGTGTCTTTTTCAACCGTGATCGTCGCATCCGCATTCGTGAGTGTGCCGTAGGGTGTGCGTCGACAGAAGACCCCGCCCGTTCCGGACATCGTGATCTTATTGGTGAACGTCAACGCCTGCGCTTCCAAGTCGTCGAGATACGCACACCATTGATAGGTGAGATTCTCTTGCCAGTTGATTACCTGGGCGGGCGGGGGTTCTGCTACAACCCACCCGATATCTTTCTTGCCCTCGTTCGGCTCGACAAGAAGTGCGGCCCCGTCAGTGGCCCATCGGGGAAGTGTCGTCGGTTTCGTTGCCATGTTCGTCCGTCCTCGAAAAGTTAGCTATCGCTTGCGGCACTGGCGAGTCTACCCCCAACAATGGGGTTTGAGCTATCACCAAAACCGAGCCCTATTGACGCCGCATCACAAGTAACGGTTGCACCCGCGGCGTGCTCGTGTGTCGTCGTCACCCCATAGAATCGCGTCGCGTCCTTCGATGAATAGGTGACGGTCTCCTCGAACCCCGAAACCCCGTAATCAAGAACGAGTGATCCGCTATTCGGGAAGCCTTCCGTCGACTGCACGGGGAGGTAGATCCCCGAGTCCGCATCCACGAACAATAGAGTTGAGGTTGAAACCGCAAAGGTGAAGGTTTCGTAGGGCTCGGATTCGAGCCACTCCATAACCACACGCACGCCCGCGGCTTTTGCTTCAATGAGGAAGGGCAAGTAGATCGCCGCGTCCGCCGCCGTGGTGATCTCCATAATGCGCAAAGAGAGACCCGCGGGCGGCTGCGTTGTGATCTTCACGTCGAGCCCGAAGCAGCCGAAGAAGATCGCGATCAAGTCGTTGAACGTGCCTGAAGAAAGGTTCGTCCGCACGCGTGCGCGGACCCTCTTCCGGTACACGTCATCGTCGGCGGAGTTCCCCCGCGGCTCCCCCACAATCTTGCCCAACACGTCGAGCTGAAGTCCCGTGGCGGAGTCAATCCAACGCAAGGTGTACAACTGCCAAAGGGCGTCTTCGATGTTCTGCACCTGCCCGAGAAGTGTGGTGATAAGCGCGGTGAGTTTGGGCTTGTTCTTGAGCTGCTCTACCAGCCGCGCGAGGCCTGCTTCTACGTGATCGGTTCGTTGTGTAAGGGGCATGGTTCAAGGGCTTTGGTCGTGAAGGGTTACAGACACGCGGCTCGTGTCAAACACGGCCAAGTCACGAGCACCGCACACGATCGTCGTCGTCGCGCCGGGGGCGGGGGCGATCCCGATATACGGCAAGGGCACGTCGAGCACACCCGCGACTTGAAACGCACGCGAACCACACGCGCTCGCTGTCACGTCCTTCGCGACTGCGTACTGTACCGCGATGGCTTCCTTGACTTGCGCCTCTCCGTCCGTGGGGAATACCGCGGGATCCTTGTATACGTGCACAACAACATAGATCGGGATCTCATTCGGTCGCGAGAACTTGACCGTCTGCGGATAGCCCGCGTCATCCGTTACCGTTCCGCTCTCCGTTCCGTACGTCTCGATCCCGGCCGCAACGGACCCAAAGATCGCGTCAAGGATCTCTTGGTCTTCGCCTCCCTGGACAAGAACCTCGATTGCCTTCGGCGGGATGCCATCCCCGTCCGTGGTCATCGTCGTGTTTTGGAACACTCGACACGTCGTTACCGGGTTGTTCGTCCCATCCCCGACCTTTAGGACCTTGGCGCGGATCGCGTTCGATGCCGCGTTTGACGCACCCGCTAGCTCATCCTCGCGACGCAGCCGCAAGGCCGCGTCCGTCTCGACGTTTGATCCAACCGTCGCGTCGAGGAGGTTCGTTACTGACGACCAACCCGAGACGGGTGTCTCGATCGTACGCAAGGTGTCCGCGAGCGCGACGAACGGCCCCGTTGAGTTTGCTTCCGCGAGCACGTCAACAACACCCGTCCCGGCCCCAATCCAGCGCCATGTTACCGTCCCGTCAACGAAGGCCGAACCCGTCCCCGAAGGCCCCGTTGCGCCCGTCGTACCTGCGACCGTGCATTCGTAGACGTTCGTCGTGCGCGTAACACGCTGCCCGACCGTGTACGCCGTCAACGTGACCCACGCCGAGACGGCGACAATCACACCGGCCGCCAACGTGAACCGAGTCCCCGTCGAGAGCACGGAAACCACGCGGCCCGCGGCAAGCGAGGTGCCCGGTGTGCCGGTGCATGTCGCCGTGCATGAGGTCTTCGTAGCCGGTAGGCGCGTGGTCCCCGTGATCGCGCAAAGAGAATCGAGCGCGGAGCCCGTCGTGCGATCGGGATCGAAGGCTGCGTCCAGCACTTGCGCGACTTCCCAAAGCTCCGCGAGCTGGCCCGAGAAGACGCCGTTGATCTGCCCGAAGACGCTCTTCGCATCCACGCGAACGGATTGCCCGAACGTCGCGCGCTCCCCGTCTTCAAGCTCCGTCTTAACGTCCGTCAATGTCTTCGGGATAAACCCGTTCAGCGTAAGACCAAAAGTCATGGGACAACCTCTTGCACGGCAATGACTCCGCCGTTCGCGGAGAAGTTTACAGAGAGTCGGCGATTCAGGGCGAACACGAGCTGCAACGTCTCGATCGACGTGATGCCGGGGGATTCCGCAATCGTAAGACGAAACCACTCGCGCACGGCGACAAGGTTCGGATTCTTCACGAGGATCTCCGTGAAGTACGGAAGCCCCTGCGATTCGTCAAGAAACCACTCGCCAAGGAAAAACCCCAAGGCAAACGTCACGCCTTGACCGATCGCGTCATTACCCTCGACAAGCAAGAGGTCATCCGTCTCGACGACGAGATCCCAGGTTTGCGGATCCAGCTTTAGGTCAATCACTTCTTCACCTCTACCACGCTCGAAGCGATGCCGGGGATGTTCGGAGGCGGAAGAACGGACACGCCCGCGACTGCCCCCGCGACCGGATGCGTGTGCGTCGTCAACCACGTCGCGATGTTGCTTAGAGCCGTTGCCGTTGCAGTCGCGAGCGCAACGGCATCAAGGTCAAGCGCGGCGTTTGATCCGATCTGCACCTTCGAGCCGTCAATGAATATCTGCAACCCGGCATCATCGCCGAGCGTCATCGCATCCGCGCTCGCGCTCGCGAGCGCATGCGCGTAGTCGCGCAACCCGAGCAAGGCGATCCCGTCTGTCAAGTGGAATCGCCGATCGTCGCGAGGGTCTACGATCCCGCCGTTCGCAAGCCACGTGTCGATCGAGGACTCCGCGAACACGAGCAACACCGTGTCGCCATCTTGGTCCCCGGCCTTGACGGGAAACGTGATTCGATAACCGCCCGCGCCGGGGAACATCACGGGGACATCCGTGACAACGGGGAGCTGCACCGTGATCGTCTCGTCGTCCTCATTCACGTAGGAGACTTGAACAAGGGGTTGAACGTCGACCTTCTGCTTCGCGGCGTCATACGCAAGCACGCGGCCGGGGATCGCCGTGTGAACGTCCGCAAGACGCTTCTCGACGCGGTAATCAACGACGTTTGCAAGGGTATAGTCGCGCGCTTTCATACGCCCCCCAAGGGTTCGCCTTCACAAGCGGTGTACCAATCGCCGCCCGCGGTGTCTCCCGAATGCGAGAGTTTGGTCACGCGCACTTCGCCCGTGTAACGAAGCGAGTTGAGTTTGACTCTTCCGCCCGGTTTGATCCGTCCGTCAAGCAAGCTCTTGAACTTCACGACGGGGCCTTTGTTCTTTTCGGCCGCGCCAAACTCGGGCGATCCGATCAAGCCCGACGACGGGGAGAGTTCGGGGATCATGCGGCCCGTATCTTCATTGTCGCGCAAGATAAGAATCTCCCCGTCTTGCACGGACCATGAGAGCTTTTGGCCCGAGAGCACACGCGTCAGCTCCCGAGAAGCGGACCCGAATGCAGAGAAGCCGTTCACGTATTGCGCCGAGAGATGGTCCACAACAAGAGGCACGTTTCCAAGTCCAAGCCCAAGCGCGGACGCGAGCACGTTGACAACATCGCCAACGGTGACGCCTCCCTTGAAGCTCTCGTTCACGCGCGCGAAACGGAATGCACGCTCGCCGTCTCCCGACGAGAGCTTCGTGTGCCAGTTCGGCCCGTCGCGAAGATGATCGATCGTTCGGATATCGCCGACGAACAACTGACGGATCCCGCTTTCGTAACCCGCTTGCAAGATGAACTTGCCCCCTCGGGTCTGGACTTGCGCGCGTCGTTCGGGGGAGAGATTCGTCACGACAACTTCACACTGGTTCGGCTCTTTGCCTAGGCCCTTGTCGACCTTGAACTGAACGCGCAAGTTCTCGATCTCGACAACGCTTGTTGAGACGGACGCGAAGTCATCCTTGATTGGCGACGCGATCGTGACTCGGATCTTGCGATTGAAGAGAAGCTGATCGGCCATGGTCAAACCCCTAGAGCCTCGCGAGCTTCCGCAAGCGGATGATAAAGCAGTAAAACGCGTGTGCCGAAGTCGTCGAGCGTAGGATCTCGCCGCTCCCCGCTCGTGTCCACCGCGAAGAACAAGCCCTTCGGCCTCCGTGTGTCGCTCGAACGAATGCCTAGCGGCATGTCAATCACGATGCGGATCCCTGCCGTGATCGGGTCGCCTTGCTCCGTCAAGACGTTCATGAACCACGCACCCGCGCGCGTGTTCCAACGAAACTCCAAAGTGAACGTCACGCCGTCGAGCGTGATCTGTTCGTCGTAGTGGGTAAGTGTCGGGTCAAGCGGAACGGACAAGGACATGGATCACCTCACGGAACAGCGGCAGCCGTGCTCGGACTTCCGATCACCTTGGTCAAGAGCTTGGTGACGCCTCCCCCGGTGGACTCGTCAAGCGTAAAGAGCATGCTCTTCTTTTTCGTGGGCTCCGCCGTTGTTTCGGGGACCTTCTTGCCCTTCGCGATCTTGGCTTTTGCTTTTGGCTCTTTCGATATCGCCGCCGTTGTCGTTTTATTCTTGACAATCACCACGTTCTTGAACGTCGCCGTGAAGCGAACACACTCCCCCGTCGATGCGTTACGAGGCACGACGAGAGAAGACATGACCATGTTGGTGTATGTCTTGAACCGCGTGATGATCGTGATCGGTACGCCCTTCTCGCGTAGTTGTTGCAGCTTCGTAAATGCGGCTTCTGCAACGCCGGGTTGACCTGCGATCACGCTTGCCGCGGCCGTGGTTTCAAAGGTGAAACCTTCGGCCGACTTGACCTTGCGTGTCTGTTGCTCATTGTTCAAAGGCGTGTTGGAAACGATGCCTTCGAGGATCAACGTCACGGGTTTCGCGCGCGTGTGGTCCGTGATGTTCGCGCCCTCTTCGACGGGGTGTTCCGTCACCTCGACTTCGCCGTTGTGTGATTCGCTTACGGTGCAGTCCAGCTCGA